GGGTATCCTTAAGGATGAATGGGAGAACGACATGCTTATCGGTGACGCAGGCGACTTGCTCAAGAAACTAGGTGTAGTCACGTGAGTACACTGGCTATCGGTGATTGGGCGGTTCTTCCACTTTCGGTGGCTCTGCGCGATCTTAAGGATGCCGACCATCTAACCATTACACGCCGACGTAACGGGCCGCGTGTAGAGATGCTTCTTATAGAGGCGGTCATGCCTGACGGGTCTACTAAAGAAATCGGAGTCTACGAACCGGAAGTCGAGGTATCGCAATGAGAACGATACAAACGGTAGTTGAGGATGATCGCAGTAACTTCCAGAAGGCGGAAGAGTGCCTCATTAAGCTAGACGAGGCAGGTCTACCGGAACGTCAGCTAGCTAACCTCCGTACAGCGGCTATCACGTTTGCAGTGCTCGCTGTGGTAGAACAGTTGCAAGACCTGCGAGGCTGGCCGGTACCACGAACATGACCCTTCTTGCCATTTTTTGGGTTGTGTGTGTTATCATCATGGTTTGCCAGTTTATATGGTGGGTAACCCGTGGCCGACACTGACCGCCATAAGGAAGAGCGTAGGGTTCGTAGGAACACTGCCATGCATAAGCTGATTAAGACCCAGACCGAGCGTGGACACACCTGTTGCCTGGATAAGCCCGATGTACCGGATAACTTCCGTAGGTGCATCGACTGTACTAAGCCACTTGACAACAGCGAAGATTCATGCTAAGGTGCTGTCTTCCCCCCTCCCCCTGTCGCACAGGGACGCACAGGCGGGCCAAGCGTTATCAGCGGCCCGAGCTACATAAACCGCACTAGACCGCTAAGACGGTCAGGCCAAGGTCAGGAGCAGAACCATTGGCTAGCACGACAACAGCAGAGCCTCTCGCACCGCCGGTAGTCCCTAGTAAGTGGGATATCATCCCCATTCACACTAGCGACCGTGGTGCCTTTAAGGAGTGTCGGCGCAGGTGGGCTTGGTCTTCACCGAGTCGCCGCAACCTTTATCCTCGCATCGCTGCTATGGGTGTCTACATGCCGTTTTGGTTCGGTACGGGCATCCACAAGGGTATTCAGCATTACTACAGTAAGCTGAGTGAGAACCCGGCAGACGTGTTTCTCGCGTGGTTCGATCTTGAGTGGAACGGTGGGCTTGTCCACGAAACCGAGCTTCCTAGTGGTTACGCCGATAGGAACCCTGTTCCGCAAGAGAACGGTTACTACCACGTCGCAGGCATTAAAGACCTGATGCCTTCCGCCGATGAGCGTTACGACGAGTTCATGGAGCATAAGGAGCTTGGCGTCGGTATGCTCAACTACTTCGTTGAGTACGCCGAAAGGCACGACGACTTCCGTATAGTCGCTAACGAGCATCTGTTCTCTGTGCCTATTCTCGGTGAGAACGGCAGGCCCATGTACGCGGAGGATAACCGCGTTATGCCGGAAGATTGGGAACCTTCGGAAGAAGAGAACATCTACGGCAGGATTAACATGGGTAAGAGAGGTCGTATCTTTAAGCAGGTTCACGCTCGCGGTCGCATGGATCAGATCGTCCAGATGAACGAGAGTGGACGTTACAAGATTCGTGACTACAAGACCGCTGGTAAGCTCGATGACGATTACTTCGCGCATCTTGAGCTAGACGAGCAATGCACCACTTATCTGTGGGCAGGGCCGTTGGAAGCACAGATGTACGGTTTGGAGTATACGGACATTACGACGATTGACTACGTTGCAATCCGTAAAGCGTTTCCAAGGCCGCCTACTCCGCTAAAGAATAGTATGCCGAGTATGGACAGGCAGAAGGAAAGCACCACAGCAGAAATGTTTGCTCAGTACATTAAGGATAACAACCTTAAGGTCGTGTACGACGGCAGCGTGAAGATGCAGGAATACTACGCTTATCTGCTAGAGCGTGGAGAGAAGCAGTTTGTATGGGTTGAGTCTACGCACCGTAATTCAGCGCAGATCGCTAACGCAGGTTTGCGGCTTTACTACGAGGCCAAGGACATGCTCGACCCCGACCTCATTCTGTATCCTAATCCCTCTAAGAACTATAGCTGCACTCGTTGTCGGTTCCGCTCTCCCTGCATCGCAGCAGAAGACGGTTCCGATTGGGAAGCTATGCTTAGGGGCAACTACATCGAGAACCATGATAGATAACGTAATCACAGGTGGCAGGCAATCAGGCCGTACTACGAGGCTGATTGAGCTTTGCGCCGAAGCTGAGGCTAAAGGTGAAGTGTCCTACATCGTGTGCCAGTCCCATAGCGAGTGTTATCGCATTGCTAAGCTCGCTGAGACTATGGAACTGAGGATTGCGTTTCCTATCTCTTACGACGAGTTTCGCAGCATTGGGCAGGGTCACTTCATTAAGAACTTCTACATCGACAACGCGGATACGTTGCTTGAATGGCTCGCTGGCCCTGTTAGCGTTAAGGCCATAACGGTGCAAACGTAATGGACGTTATCATCGTAACAGACCCGAGCCAGCTTCCGGCTCCGCTTCGGGAGCTTATGGGCGATCTAATGGAAGACGAGATTAGTCGCCTTAAGTCCGAAGACGACCTTAACTACGAAGGCTGGTACTGCATCAACGTTCAGCCTCGTAAGTGTCAGCACTGCGGTACGATGATGACGTACGTTGAGCCGCCGAACCTTCACCTTATCATCGTTTGGGAAGAGAAGGATGATCCCCACATGCTTGAAATGGCTCAGAGACTTAAGGATGGTAGACCGGAGATTGATCCTGATATCCGTGAGTATCATCCTATGATGGGTCACTGCATTTCGTGGGAAGACGTGATTAGTTTCCTTGACGACATTCCCGACGAAGATGACTAAGCTCGACTCCGCTACAATCGCAGCATTGCTTAAGAAGGCCGACGAGCCTAAGTCGGTTAACCAGGCACCTTCACGCGAAGGTCTTGTATGGTGTGAGTTCTGCAAGGGCTACTACAACGAACACCATTACGGACGGGAGGTAGACGAGTAATGCTAGGTAAACTCGTAGGCAAGGTTCTCGGAGAAGTCATCGCTGCTCCGCTTACTATCCCTGCTGAAGCTATCAAGCAGGCTGAGAAGGCAATGGACGAAGCCTTCTCCGACGAGGACGATAAGAAGGAAAAGAAGTAATGGCTACGGTATATCGTTGTGACGGGTGCGATAAGGAGTCCAAGAACTACAACCCCTTTACTGGTGTTACTGTCAGTTACGACAGTAGAGTTCCTGACCATGAGGAACCTAAGACATACGACTTCTGCACTACTTGTCTCGGCAGCTTCAGAAGGAGCATTGAAGTGCTTACGACGGTTAGAGCAGACAAAGCAGCCTGAAAGGAGGTGAATCATAGCTACTGCCGTTAAGACCAAGCCGACTGTTAACTCGGCTTTGCGAGATACGCTTGGTGTGAAGCCTCCTGCTGAAAGCGTCGAGTTCCTTAATCTGCTCATCTACGGTGAGCCTGGTGTTGGGAAGACTCGTCTTGCTGGAAGTGCTGCTGACCACGAAGATACTTCTCCTGTGCTTATCCTCGATATTGAAGGTGGGGTTATCTCTTTGCGCGAAAGCCCTACCATCGACGTTATTCAGCTACGAGATATCGACAAGCTTGTTGACGTGTATAACAAGCTGGAAGAGCATAAGGGTGGAGGCTACAAGACCGTCGTTATCGACTCTCTTAGCGAGCTTCAGAAGCTAGACATGAAGACAGTGATGGAGCAAGAGTACAACGCTAATCCACAGAGAGTTGACAAGGACGTTCCCACACAGCGAGCATGGGGTAAGTCGCAGGAACGTCTACGCCGCATCATTCGCGGGTTCAAGGACTTGCCTGTGCATACCATTATGACCGCTAAGGTTACGTCCGTGACCGACGAGCAGACCAACGTTACGCACTACTACCCGGCATTTCCTGGTAAGATGCGTGGCGATGCTCCGGGGTTCTTCGACGTTGTGGGATACATGCGTATCAGGGAGGAACAGAATGGCAAAGTAAGGAACCGCGTGTTGCAGATCGCAGCTAGCAGTAAGGTAGTTGCGAAGGATCGTACGGATAGTCTCGGTATCGTGGACGGGGAACATACCGGCGTTGTTATCAATCCGACTATCCCCGACATGTGGCAAGTCATCAACAGTACCAACAAGTAAAAGGAGAGGAATAGTGGGTCTTAACCTGAATATGTCCGAGGCGGATCTTAAGGGCTTTGAGCCTCTTCCCGCTGGTACCTACGACGCTACGGTCTACGAGGTTACGATGCGTCAGACCAAGGGTGGCGAGGGTGCGAAGCTTCCCGCCGGTACGGACATGCTCAACGTGCAGTTCAAGATCGACGGTGGCGAGTACGATAACCGCCGTGTCTTCCGTAGCTTCATCATCGCCCCTGCTAAGGTCGATGGGAAGAAGTACGAGAAGAAGGCCATGTTCGACGGTATGCTCGCTAAGTTCTTCATGGCTATCGGCTATGAAGAGAGCGAGGTTATCTCGGACAGCTTCGAGCCAGAGTTCGATGAGCTGGCTGGTCGTGAGTGCCGCGTTACTCTCAGTGTCGTCCCTGGTGACGATGAGAAGGGTTACGAGCCTCGCAACGATGTTAAGGCAGTTCGTCCTCGGGCAGAGGCAACGGCTGGTTCGGCACTGATCTAAGGATCGGTAGATGCGCTAAAGGGGTTGTCTTACGGCAGCCCCTTTGGTGCGTCAATCGCTCATGCCGACCGCTAAGTCAGAAATCCGTAGCACGTTCTTTGACTACCTCTTTGGGGATAGTCCAGGCTACCTTTGTATCGGTCTGATCGACCCGAAGAAGGCTGAGCGGAAACTGAAGCAGCGATTCTTCTCATGGCCCACCGAAAAGGAATTCGTGCTGGACTATATCGAGAAGAACTATAGCGGTAATAACGTTTACTTCTGTACTTCGCTGTTGGACGGTAAGCAGCGTCGTAAAGAGAACTGTCTACCTGGCCGCTTGGTCTGGGCAGACTTGGATACTTGCAAGCCTGAAGAGGTTAGCCCGTATCCGTCCGTTGTTATCGAGTCTAGCCCTTCGCGGTACCAAGCACTGTGGAGGTTGGTAGAGTCAGTACCGCCCGACGTAGCTGAGGACTACAGTAAGCGCATTGCGTACGCTTACAACAGTAACGGGGCTGATCCGTCGGGTTGGGACTTGACACAGCTTCTCCGTGTTCCGCTCACGTACAACTACAACCACGGTGATCCTGCTGAAGTGTTGCTCGTATCGGCCAAGGAGGATATGGTCGATATCAACACGTTTGAGCAGATGGAGCTTGACGCGCTCAGAGAAGAGAGTGGTGATCCGGCTCTAGACGAACCACTGCCTACCGATCTACCCGACGTTTCGCAGGTTATCTACAAGTATTCGCAGGAACTCGGTAAGACAGCTTTTCAGGGTTTGTACACTAGACCGCCTGATCCTGACGAGAACTGGTCAGGGTTGCTATGGCGGCTTATCTCAATTTGCGTTGAGAGCGGTATGACCAACGTAGAGGCTTAC